GCATGAGTAAACAAATGTCGATTCCCTTAACACATCCAGAAAACGTGTCTACAAAAAGCGATTTTCTTAACACATGCTGCAAGAACCAGAAGATCGACACCATGCGCGACTTCAGGACAACGATTAACGATGAAGGTAGGTACGAGAAGCAGTCGATTGTAGACAAGTTCTGCCGCAACTGTTTTTCGCGCTGGCATGAGTTTGACGGAGTGGTGCAGTTTTTTACTGCCAAACAGTGGGAGCAGCGGCTACTGGAAGGCGGGTTAGCTTGATCCCCAAGGACAAGATAAAGCTCAAGAAATGCAAGGTATGCAAACAGCCTTTCATGCCTCGCAACACTATCCAGCCCACTTGCTACGACTTCGAATGTCAGGCCACTTACGCGACAGCTCACGCAAAGAAGGTGGCAGCAGTCAGAGAGAAGCGCGAGAGGCAGGCATTACGTGAGGCGAAGGAAAGAATCAAGAGGCGCAGTGAATGGCTGGAAGATGCGCAGAGGTGGTTCAACAAGTTTGTGAGGCTCAGGGATGCGGCGGACCCTTGTATAAGCTGTAAGCGTACTGATGACCGTGTGGAGTGGGTCGTCGGTGGCAAATGGGACTGTGGGCACTTCCTGTCACGCGGCTCCCATCCGGAACTTAGATTCGAGGAGCTTAACGCTCATAAACAATGCAAAAAATGTAACGGTGGCGCAGGCAGATTCCCGCACAAGAATAGAACCGTATCGCAGGAATACCGGGTAAACCTGATTAACAAGATTGGCCTGGAAAAGGTGGAATGGCTCGAAGGCCCACATGATCCCAAGCACTACACCATAGACGAATTAAAGCAGTTGATAGCGCATTACAAGATGAAGTGTAAGGAACTGGAAAAGGAGAAATGAGATGAAAGTTACGCAGCAAGAAGGATTCAAGCCAATCACCATTGTGCTGGAGAGCAAGGAAGAGGCTTTAGTGTTTTGGGGCCTGATTAACTCCTTCCGAGATAACTTCCCAGAAGAAGAACAGAAGTTGGGCAGGCAGCTAAGCAACTGGTTCTCAAATAACGCTCACCTTTGATACTCGGCACCCAGCCTATTAGCACAGTGATCGAATGAACAAAAAGCCCTGAAAGGTTCCCTATGCTCCCATCCCAAATACCAGACACACTCACCACTGTTAAATACGCACTGGAATGTTGGGCGGATTGGCAGAAGATAGACGACACCAAACGAGAGCTAGGCTACTCACAGGTCAACTTCTACGCCACAGGAACAGGCTGGGGGCATTGGGTAGAGGACAACGAAACAAGCTACGAGATGCAGCTTGCAGAGGCTATAGACGCGATTATGGAAGATATGTCGCCAAGGCTCACCACGGCAATAACCCATTTCCACGTAGCCGCTGTGTTCACGCCAAAGCGCACCAGGATCGAGGACGATTACCAGGATGCGTTAGTGGCGATTGAGGTTGGAATGAGGGCAAGGGATTTGCTGTGAAAAATATTTTCAGAAAGTTCTTGACAAGAATCTCAAACTCTTGCATTATAACAGGCAGAGAACGTGCGCCCAGAGCAAACGCTTATCCTGAAGAACACAGAAAGGCTCCTTCCAGAAATGGTCGGGGCCTTTTTTATTTCCGCTTATCTCTGTGCACAAGGGGTAAGCCGATTGGGTGGTAAGCGATAACCATCCCGGCGTAAACGATGCGCAATCCGAAAGTTGGCCTGGCAGAACATCGCGGGATAGGTAAGGCATCCTCGGCGGCGCTGAACAATACCGCCGTGCATTTATTGCTTATCGCAAAGCCCTCTAGCCCAATACACCTCTACTCACTAGAGACTCTATCTCCCTGGTGCTTACGGATTAGAGAGCTTTGCTATGGGCAATGCAGAAATGCTCGGATGATTGCAGCGAACTCCAATGGAGCGAAGGCGAAAGCCCTAAACCGCTGCCCGTGAACGTGAAAATCGTTTGCCCATAACCTACACGCATGATGATTGTAGTAATGACCGTTACCGCAAATCTCGGCACAGAGTAATCTCAGTCATCAGCCGTATGGGTGTTGGATAGCTTGCAGACTTGGATGTTCTCTGCTGGATGCCTTTAATTCAGCGCCAGAGGTGACACGTCAGCCTAAAACGGCTCATAGAGCGAAAGTGTAAAAGGCAAGCTAGGCGTGGCCACGCGCACCCATAACCCCATTCCCCTGAGCTTACGAGCTTACTAAACGGGATAGGCTCAACGTTGACAGATGGTCTGTGCCGCCATCGAGCCGGAAGGCACCAAACAACTTAGCTGGTCTGCCATGTGTAGATACAGTAACGGAGGCGTTATGCGCCCCCAGCAATCACCCAAGCCTCGCTATAACAGCGGGGCTTTTTTATGCCTGGAGATAACTTGAACATCCGAGAGATGGTGGCTCAAAACCTTGCCAAAGAATTCCATAACGTAATGGTGGAGAGTTGCAAGCCCATCCTTGGCGATCTTGCGGAGTGCTGGTACTTATTCATGCCCGCTGGAACGTACCACTTCGGGGTGAAAGATTCAGATGGAAGCAATAAGCAATGAACACAAACCTATTCCTTCCAAGCGACAGGGTAAAAATCCCAGAGCTTGACGCGGAAGGCATTGTGATTCGAGTGACCATGACCTTTTACGGGACATGCTACATGGTCCGATATTTCCATGAAGGCAGTCCTTGCGAGTGCGAATTCTTTGACTTCGAGATAAAGGCTGTAAATCGTGAGAACGCGAAGCAGCCATGAGCAAATATCTAATCGCCATTCGCTTAGTAGAGCTAATCACATGCCTACATATCGTGGCTGGCGTATGGAGACATTGGTAAAAATGAGAGAGTCCGCGATAGCCAAGGTAATAGCTGAAGTAAGGCTCACAGGCGGCACGAAGGAAGATGCAGAAAATCGTGCAGGGCTGGAGATTAAAGATGAATTGTGGGAAGACGTTCTGCCGGTAGCCGGTTCATTCCTTTTCATTAGCACTGAGTTGGATAAGTACAACAAAGACCTTGAGCACAGCTTTGAGGAATACAAGAAAGACCCTTGCCCCTTCTATCTCGGCTGCATGACGGAAACAATCAACTCAATCCGCTTCCTGCTAGAGCAGAAGGAAAAGCAGGCCGAACATTAACCGCGAATAATCCAAAGGAACTCGCAAATGAAAGCATGTATTAACTGCACAAATAGGAAGGAACATCCTGACCAGATCCAACGGGATCACAACCCCTTCAGCAGCAAATGTGCTGTAACGGCAAAGGCGTGTGTGACTTCTCGCCAGGATGAAACCTTGTGCGGTTTAGGTGCCAAGTTTTACAAAGAAAATCAAGAAGTTAAGGGTTGAATCAATTATGGCGGCCCCAGAAGGCAACAATAACGCGACTAAGAACAAATACTGGTCGGATGCTCTACGCAAATACATCACTCAAAACCCCAAAGAGTTAGAGGAAGCAGCCAAGGCTTTATTCGCTAAAGCCAAGGAAGGCGATGTAGCCGCTATTCGCGAGATAGGCGACAGGCTGGAAGGTAAGGCCGCGCAATCCGTAACTGTATCTGGCGATGACGTAAACCCTTTGAGCGTAGTCACTCGGATCGAGCTAGCACCACTGCAAGGCAATGGCAACAGTAAGGGTTGAGCTACCAGAGAAGCTGATTCCAGTATTCGAGGGTGAAGCTGACGTAAGAGGCTCTTACGGTGGGCGAGGCTCGGCAAAGACTCGTTCATTTGCAAAGATGGTTGGCGTTCGCGGCTATATGTACGGCATGGCTGGCATAAGCGGACAACTGTTATGCGCCCGCCAGTTCATGAACTCTCTGGATGAGTCCTCATTGGAGGAGTGTAAGAGGGCAATTCAGGAAGAGCCGTTCCTTGCTGCTTACTACGATGTTGGCGACAGATACATCAAGAGCCATGACGGAAGAATCGTATTCTCATTTGCTGGCCTTGATAGAAACATTGCCAGCATCAAATCAAAAGGCCGCATCCTGCTGTGCTGGGTGGATGAGGCAGAGCCTGTTTCAGACGAAGCATTTACAACGCTTATCCCTACCCTACGGGAAGAGGGCGACGGATGGAATGCCGAGCTGTGGGTGACATGGAACCCCAAGCGCAAGACCGCAGCAGTAGAAAAGCGATTCAGGCATAGCACAGACCCGCGCATTAAGCTTGTTCAGCTCAACTGGCGAGACAACCCCAAGTTTCCCGCCAAGCTGGAGCGAGACAGGCAAAGGGATCTGATAGAGCGCCCAGACCAATACCCGCATATATGGGAAGGCGATTATGCCACGGTTATTGAAGGCGCTTACTTCGCACCACATCTCACCCAGGCCAAGGCGCAAGGAAGAATCACAGACGTTCCTGTAGACCCGCTTATGTCCATTCGTGCCTTCTGCGATTTGGGCGGGACAGGGGCCAAATCCGATGCGTTCGCTATCTGGATTGCTCAATTCATCGGGCAAAAGATCAATGTACTCAACTACTACGAAGCGGTAGGCCAGCCATTATCAGCTCATCTGCAATGGCTCAGAGATAACGGGTATGGAAGCGCTCAAATATGGCTTCCGCATGACGGTGAAACAAACGACAGAGTGATTGATGTTTCATTCGAAAGCGCTTTCCGTGCGGCTGGGTTCGCAGTAACGGTTATCCCAAATCAAGGCAAGGGCGCTGCGAAACAGCGCATAGAAGCGGGGCGTAGGCGATTCCCTGCAATCTGGTTCAACGAAAAGACTACAGAGCATGGGCGCGCAGCTCTCGGCTGGTATCACGAAAAGAAAGACGAAGTACGGAACATAGGGCTTGGCCCTGAACATGATTGGTCTAGCCACGGCGCTGATGCTTTCGGGCTGATGTGTATTGCCTATGAAGAGCCGAAGACCAAGGCTGCACCAATCAACTACCCCCCATTAGGAATCGTATGAAAATGACCGATGACGAGCTACTGAAGCTGATAGAAGATGAGGAACGTACATCCTTGTCCTATCTGGCAGGCCAATTGTCGGACGAACGCGCCCAGAACATGGAGCTATACCTTGGCGACAAGACAAGGGAACTCTCAGCCGTAGAAGGCAGGTCGTCGGTTGTTTCCATGGACGTACAAGAGGCCGTCGAGTCTGTCATGCCTTCGCTCATGAAGGTATTCGCCTCTGGTGATGAGATTGTCAAGTTTGACCCTGTTGGCCCGGAAGATGTGAAGCCAGCAGAACAAGAGACCGATTACGTCAACCACGTCTGTTTGAACCAGAACAACGGGTATCTCGTGTTCTATCAATGGTTCAAGGATGCGCTGCTCAACAAGAACGGCTATGTGAAGTTCTGGTGGGACGAATCCACCGATGTTACGGAAGAGCTATACCAAGGACTGACCGACCCAGAATTGCAGATGATCCTGCAATCGGATGAAGTTGAGCCTATCGAGCATACGTCCTATCCGGATGAATCTGCTTTGGCCCAATTGCAGCCACAGATGGAACAACTCATGCCCCTGGCTGAAGCAGGCGACCCACAAGCGTTGATGATGCTGGAGCAGATGCAGGCCAATGTGCCCATGTTGCATGACATTAAGGTTAAACGTAAGAACACCAAGGGCCAAGTACGGATTGAGCCTTGCCCACCGGAAGAGATCCTAGTTTCAGCCGATGAGCGCAACATCAGCCCCAACTCCTGCCGCTTCTTCGAACACCGTTCATGGAAAACCATCTCCGAACTTCGCAAGATGGGCTATGACGTAGACGACGATATACCTGATGACGCTACTTCCCTGTGGATGAGCGAAGAGTGGTTATCCCGCAACGAATTCGCAGAGGATGAGATTTACCGCGATGGCCTGGAGCAAGGCGCTAACCGCCGTGTGGTCTATCGTGAGGCTTACTATGAAGTGGACTTCGACGGTGACGGTATCGCTGAGCGCCGCATGATTTGCTTGGTAGGTAAGAAGATATTCGCCAACGAAACCGCAGACGTTGTACCGTTTGCCGCGATTACGCCTTACATCATGCCGCATAGACACATTGGGCGTGCGCTGGCTGACCTGATTAAAGACATTCAGATCATCAAGTCGGTGATTCTGCGGAACATCCTCGACAACTTCTACGCTGCCAACAACGGCAGAACAGCGATTTCCAACAAGGTTAACCTGGATGACCTGCTGGTAAGTCGTCCTAATGGCGTAGTACGGGTAGACGGTTCGCCCCACGCTGAAATCATGCCCATTCCTACTAATCCGATAGGGCAGGCCGCTTTCCCCATGATGGAATACCTAGACACCATCAAGGAAACGCGTACAGGCGTCACCAAGTACAACCAGGGCATGGACGCCAACAGTCTGAACAAGACCGCCTCTGGTATTTCGCAGATCATGGGCGCGGCCCAGATGCGTCTGGAACTGATCGCCCGTACCTTTGCGGAAACTGGCGTTAAGCAACTCTTCCTCGGTGTCCACAAGCTGTTATTGCAGCACTCCAAGAAAGAGCAGATTACACGCATTAAAAATGAGTGGGTCCCAGTAGACCCTAGGCAATGGAAAACGCGCACGGATATGACCGTTTCTGTAGGTCTGGGAACCGGAAACAAGCAGGAGATGCTGGTACAAATCATGCAAATCCTCGGTGTGCAGGAACGCGCTTTGGCTATTGGCGTAGCCACCCCAACTAACATCTACGAAGCCTGCGTAGAACTCACCAAGAACGCAGGGTTCAAGGATGGCGACAAGTATTGGACGAATCCTGCTGATGCGCCACAGCAACAACCGCAACCTGATCCGAAAATGATTGAGGTGCAGGAAAAGCTGAAGCTGGAGCAGCAGAAGTTGCAGATGGAAGGCCAGAAGGACCAAGCCGAGTTCCAGCAATCGCAAGAGAAGCAGCATCTTGACTTCCAACTGGCACAGCAGAAGCTCCAGAACGAGATTGATATTGCACGAGACAAGATGATTGCCGAGATCCAGATACACCGCGAGAAGGTGATGGCAGAGATCGAGCTGGAACGTGAGCGCATGGGCTTACAAGCCATGCAACATAGAGAGCAGATGCAACGTGAACCTATCAACGGAGGCGTATGAGCCTGGAACAAGAGATTAGCGACGGTGCAAGAGCAGACCGTCTGATGGAAGAACTCTTCCCCTTCATGGGCATGGTGAAAGAAGCCATTATCCAGAAGTGGGAAGCCTCCCCTGTAGCAGATAGGGAAGGCCAGCACGAACTACGCTTGATGCTCAAGCTGTTGAACGACCTGCAAGCCAACATCAAGACCACGATTGAAACGGGCAAGATGGCCAAGATCCAGATTGAACAAGAATCCAAGCTGACCAAGTTCAAGCGAGCAGTCGGTTTCTAGCATGACAGTAGATGAGTGGTTGCGTGAATGCTGGGGTAATGAATACCCATTATTCAAGAAAGCCGCAGCGAAGTATCCGCCTCCAGCTTTCGTATCTACAGCCAAGGAGAAGGCGGAGAGAGCGTATTTGATATTGAAATACATAAGGAACCACTATGGGCTTACTAGATGACTTATCGGGGGCGGTAAAGCGCCAATGGTCGCAAGGTGAGCCATACCGTGTTGCTTTGGGTGGCCTGTTGTCGGGTGATACGCAGCCTGCTGGACTGCTGTTCAACACCCCTCAACCCATTGACCAGCAACAAGCCGTTGATGCAGCATTAGCATTTTCACCAATGGGGCTTGGAATGATTAAGCCTAAAGTGCCATTTAAGTTCATTAGGAATACTGAGAAATCACCTCATCTGGATGATCTTTATGGGCAACACATAGAGCCTGCTGGCAGGTATATGCTTGAGGACACAATAGCAGCTACCAGAAAAGAAGCCCCGCAAGGTTGGGAATCGGGTGCGCACACATTCGATAACCCGCTATTTATCGAATGGGGCAAGGGCGGCTATGCCGATCCAACCAACTGGAAGCAGGTGCTCCACAAGAAATATGGCGGAAAAAAGGGTGAGGAGCTATCTAAAGCCATCGCAAAGGATGGTTATGATGGAATCGTAACTACCGACAAATACGGAACAAGCGAGATAGTAGACCTGACGCATTTTTTTAAGAAATAACCAATCTAGCAGTCGCCCAATCTGCATAGACAAGCCTCTTCGGAGGCTTTTTTATTGGGCAAAACGCAGTGATGCGCCGTTCCCTGACTTAAGCAGGGACAGACCTTTAGGAGTTACACCGAAATGAGTGACCAAGCCTTAGAGCAGTCGCCAGCAGAGTT